CTTCGTAAACGTAATACCTAATTATCTGGATTACGTCTGGGATCATGCAGTAGAGGGTATGAGCTGGGCAGGCATAGGTAGAGGTAAGGTTGTCTCTGCATTTGGCATTAGGCCGTTTTGGGATGGCGTGGCAGAGATGTGGCTTGTACCTGGCGAAGAGATAGACCGCCATGCGATATCGGTTATCCGTGCCTCTAAGCAACTAACCGATACCGCAATAGCTAATAACGGCATAAAAAGGCTACAGATCTGCGTAAACACGAATAACGATACCGCATTTAGGTTTGCCAAAGCACTACGTTTTGAGGTAGAAAGTGTTATGAGGAAGTACGGGCCGGATGGGTCTGACTATTACATGATGGCGAGGTTTTAACATGGGTGGACTATTTGGTGGTGGTGGTAGCAGCAAGCCTGCGGCTCCGACTAAGACCGCAGCGCAAGTTACTGCGGAGCAAGACGCAGCGTCTGCTAGAGCGAGAGCAGATGAACGTGCAGAGGCTTCTGAGATTTCTGAAATGCGGGGCGTACAAAGACGCCGCCGGTTGCGCCGAACAGGTGGTTTGCGGTTGCTATTCTCTCCTGCACGAATGGAGGGGCCGGACGCGCCGCCAACAACTCCTAACTTAGGTGGTGGTCAGTAATGGCGAGTATTGGACAGCAGATTAGTTTAGACATTTCTAACGCTGTTGGAAATTTTCAAAACGCTGTATTCGGAGCAAGCCCAAGTCGAAGGCCAAATCTTCGTCCTGACTTTAATAGAAGAGCACAAAACCAGGCCAATCTAAAAAGCATGATGGATAAGGCCAGTAGCAACAAAAGTGATGACGGCCCCGGATACGCTCAGAAACCCGCTGGTCCAACTCCAGATCAGTTAGTTGCTCAACAAGTTGCCGCCGCCCGTGCCGCAAAGAGGGCCGCAAAGCGAAGAATGGGTAGGGAGCGCCGTAAGAAATACGAGGCTGCTGAGACCATGGCTAAGAAAATGAAGCTGTTATTTACAGATTAGAGAGGCTCGACATGACTAAAATCAAATCAGATCCCCGCGTTCACATCCGACCGAAACCTGTTGAAGCAAAGGCTGTGGTTCCTGAGAAGAAAGCTGCGCCCAAGAAGGCCGCTGCCAAGCCAAAGAAGTAAGTTATGGTAAAGAAGGCGCACCAAAATCCGAAGGGTGGTCTTAACGAGGCTGGCCGTAAGCACTTTGAGCGTAAAGATGGGGGCAATCTAAAGGCTCCCGTTAAGACAGGGACTAATCCCCGGCGTGTTAGCTTTGCTGCTAGGTTCGCTGGGATGAAAGGCCCGATGAAGAATGAAAAGGGTGAACCCACCCGCAAGGCTCTGGCTTTAAAGGCATGGGGTTTTGGATCGGTAGATGCGGCGCGTAACTTCGCTAACCGTAATAAAAAAGGATAAATGAGATGGCTCGGCTAGACGTAAGAGAGATCATGGAGCGTGAGGCCAAGGCCCAATCCCGCAAGGATCAGTGGCGTACTATCTATGAGGATTGCTACGAGTTCGCTCTGCCTCAGCGCAATATGTATGATGGAAACTATGAGGGTAACACCGCCGGTCAGAAGAAGATGGGCCGTGTGTTTGATTCCACAGCGATCTCAGCAACTCAGCGCTTTGCTAACCGCATACAAGCTGGCTTGTTTCCACCACAGAAAGCGTGGTGCCGCCTAGAGGCCGGTAGTGGCATTCCGAAAGAGCAACAGCCACAGGCTCAAGCTGCGCTTGATGCGTACACTGAGCGGATGTTTGAGGTAATGCGCCAGACTAACTTTGATCTGGCTATGGGCGAGTTCCTTCTGGATCTCTGTGTAGGTACTGCCGTGATGATGGTGACGCCTGGTGATGAGGCAACTCCGATCCGCTTTACACCCATCCCTCAGTATCTCGTTTCTATTGAAGAGGGCACATTCGGCAATGTAGATAATGTGTATCGCAAGCTAAGAATGAAAGCTGAAGCGATACCGCAAGAGTTCCCTGATGCTGAAATGACGCCGGAATTGGTAGATGCGATATCACGATCACCATCTAAAGAGATCGATCTTATGGATGCTGTGATCTATGATTACGAAAGAGCAATCTATTGCTATCATGTTATCTGGCCTGGTAAGCGGCAAGATCTGGTTTACCGCACCATGAAGTCTTCGCCATTTATCGTTGCGCGTTACATGAAGGTTGCCGGTGAGATCTATGGCCGTGGTCCCCTGGTTACTGCGATTGCTGACATCAAGACGCTGAACAAGACCGTTGAGTTGGTCCTAAAGAATGCTTCTTTGTCGATCTCTGGCGTATATACTGCTGCTGACGATGGCGTTCTCAACCCTCAGAACGTAAAGATCCAGCCTGGTGCGATCATTGGTGTGGCTCGTAACGGTGGCGCGCAGGGTCCGTCCCTGTCTCCTCTGCCCCGTGCTGGTGACTTTAACACAAGTCAGATTGTTATGAACGATCTACGCATGAACATTAAGAAGATTTTGATGGATGATACGTTGCCGCCTGACAATATGTCGGCCCGGTCTGCGACTGAGATCGCTGAGAGATCCCGTGAGCTGGCTTCTAACTTGGGTTCTGCGTTTGGTCGATTGATCGATGAGACTATGATCCCGCTGGTGTCACGCATTCTCTATGTAATGGACCAGGCTGGCTACATCGATCTGCCGCTCAAGGTCAACGGTGTAGAGGTAAAGGTCACGCCGGTGGCTCCTCTGGCTCAGGCTCAGAAGCTACAAGAGGTAAACGATATCGTGCAGTTTATGCAGATTGCCAACTCTCTAGGCCCACAGGGTCAGATGGCATTGTCGATCCCACGCATCACAGCATTCATTGCCGATAAGATGAACATCAAGCAGGACTTGCTCACCACAGCGGAAGAGCAGGAAATGATGATGCAACAGATGCAGGCGCAAGCAATGGCCGAACAAGGGCCGCCGACTGCTGATGATGGTGGAGCAACAATGGAGGCTATGCAATGAGTTCACCCGATGGGTGGGAAGGTTTAACCCAAGCAACAAGCGAAAGCCCAAAGGCTGCTGATATAGATGTTCTATACGGCAAGGTGTTTAAAAGCACAGAGGGGCAGCGCGTTCTAAGTCATTTGCGCAGCATAACGATTGAGCAACCGACTTGGTTCCCTGGAGAGGATGCGAGTTTCGGCTATGTAAGGACAGGCATGGCAGAGATGGTACGCATGATTGAGAAAAGAATAGAAAGGTCAAACAATGGCTGAAGCAATGGCAGAACAAGTGGAGGCTGACGCCCCAATGATTAACGTAGCGGAGCCGGACACTCCTCAAGAGGATGCGCCGGTTGCTGTGCATGAAGAGCCGCAGGGTGAGCCTGCTGCTGCAAGTGATGATGATGAGGCGCTAGAGCGGCCAGATTATTATCCAGAGAAGTTTTGGGATGAGGATGGCCCGGATGTTGAAAAGCTGGCAAAGAGTTATGCAGAGCTTGAGAAAAAGTTTAAAGCCGGAAAGCATAAAGCACCGGAAGAGTATGATGTATCTGCACTTGCGGATCAAGGTTTGGACTCTGACGATCCGACTGTCGCCGTATATCAGGATTGGGCTAAAGAAAACGGGATTAGCCAGGGTGCATTCGAAGATCTTGCAGGCCGTGTACTTGCCTTGTCTAAGGATGAGCAAGAGAGCGTACAGTACGATCAGCGCGCGGAGATGGAGAAGTTAGGGGCCAATGCCTCTGAGAAGATCCAAATGACTGAGCGTGTTCTTATGAAAGCTCCTCTGAACAACTCTGAGCGTGAAGCGATAGCATATTCATTGAACAATGCTGACGCGATCAATGCTTTCTTGAAGTATCACCAGGCAATCACGAATGAGAACATTCCTATTAAGCCTACCATCCAGCAAGAGACCATGACAAAGCAGGATCTACAGGTTGCTATCTCTGATCCACGCTGGCAAAGCGATGCTGCTTGGCGCACTCAGATGGAGCAAAAGTGGTTCAAATCTCAGAAGAAGTGATAGAGACTTGCAATAAATATCGCTTGCGTGTATTTTAGCCTTAACGGCTAACCGTGCTCGGCCCGTTGGATGTAGTAATCTACTGGTTGGCGCGGCCATAACGCGCAAGCGACCGCCCGGAACCTCGGATAACGGAAGCGTTTAATTGAAACGCAAAAGGAGGTTTTTGCAAATGGCGATTAACGTCTCAACCGCGTTTGTTGATCTTTTCGATTCTGAGGTCAAACAAGCGTATCAAGCCGAATCTGTGCTTCGTGGCACAATGCGGACCCGCACCGGCGTTGCCGGTAATACTGTTAAGTTCCCAACAATCGGTAAAGGTGTAGCTACGCTCCGCGTACCACAAACCGATGTTACACCACTTAACGTCACATACGGCCAAGTAACTGCGACAATGGAAGACTACATTGCAGCAGAATACTCAGACATCTTCCAACAGTCCCACATCAACTTTGATGAGCGTTCTGAATTGGTACAGGTTGTATCTAAGTCTATTGCTCGGCGCATGGACCAGATCATGATCGATGCTCTGAACGCGGCCACTGGCACATCTACTGTTGCAACAACAATCGGTGGTGCTGGCACAAACATGAACATCGAAAAGCTCCGCGCTACTGCGAAAGCTATGAATGAGAAGAACGTACCTTCTGAAGGCCGTAACTTGCTCATGCACGCTTCTCAGCTTGACGCTTTGCTCGGTGAAACTGAAATCACAAGCCAAGACTTTGCTTCTGTAAAAGCTCTTGTCCAGGGTGAGATCAACACGTTCATGGGCTTCAACATCTTGACAATGGGCGACCGCGATGAAGGCGGCATTCCTAAGCCTTCTACTCGTACTTGCTTTGCCTGGCACAAAGATTCGATGGGCTATGCTGAGTCGATGGCTCAGAAAACCGAAGTCAACTATGTCCCAGAAAAGACATCGTTCTTGGTTAGCTCCATGTTCTCTGCTGGTTCCGTCTCAATTGACGGCGAAGGCATTGTCAAAATTTCTTGCACTGAATAAGGAGAATAAGACATGGCATTCGCAACAGCAAATTGGGCAACAGTTGGCGCTTCTAAAAGCGGCAATGCTCCAGCTATCTATAGCTACAAATCTTCTGGCGATAACAAGGCTGCTATCGCTGGCTCTGGCTATTTCAACACAGTTGAAGCTCTTATCACTACCGGTGATTGGATCTACACATACGGCAGCGATGGCGGTCAAACGCTTGTCGCTACCAACACTGCTGGCGTTATCACAACGGCAGTAATCTAAAGAAAGAGGGGGCTGGACCCACTGGCCCCCTTTACCCTTTACGGAGAACGATTATGGCTGCTGGTGATACTTCACTCTCGATCTGCTCGGATGCTCTGATAATGTTGGGCGCTTCGCCCATTTCTTCTTTTACAGAAGGATCTGATTCAGCCCAGGCTTGTGATCGACTTTATCCAGATCTCCGTGACTCGCTGCTTTCAAACTATCAATGGAGTTGGAGCGTTAAAAAGGTGCAGCTAAATCGGCTGTCTACTGCTCCTATCGATGAGTGGAAGTATGCCTATCAAATGCCAGGGGATATGCTCTCCGGCGTCTTAGCCTTATTTACAAGCGCTGGTATTGGCGAGAACCCTGTCCGGTACGGGTGGGAAGT